TTAGCCGCCGTATACACCCGATCGGCTGTCGTATGAAGCTCCTTCTGCCAGGTCTTTGGTTGCACCTCCTCGAACATGAACCTAACATCCGGGTGAGATCCGTATCGCTCCATCATCTCCACCATCATAGCGAATAGAGCGTTCGGTTCCCGGCGTCTCCCGCCAAAGGTGAAGTTGCTGGAGGCCGAGCTGTTGTGGATGCTGTGGACGTCCTCGACGGCGATCGCCAGCGTCCCGCCTCCCTCTTCTTGGATCTTGTCAGCGGCATCGAGGAAGAAACTTGATATAGCCCTAAGATCTATATCTCCCTTAGCCGATATCCTTGGTGTCATAATTACCTTAACCTCCCCGTTCTCCGGGATCATAGACAATCCTCCGGTATCTATACCCGGATCTATTCCTATAACTGCATTCATATCAGGAACAATATTGAATTATTAATTTATCCTCAGTAATATCTTTAACCATATCACGCACATCATCCACAGATATACTGTTATATACGTCATATGAATCCATTATCCCATTAAATCTTGACATTACAAAAGATATGTAGCTCTCGTAGTAATCATCAATATTCATCATATTTAACTTATCAGATAACTTAGCCATCCTTAAGACAAGCTCTATATTGTCATTATTCGCTATATGATGAAAATTATTGACATAATCAATCGCACAATCTTTTGTGATGTTACATTTATCTGGACTTACATCAATTATTAAGCTAGCAATTATTCTATTCGAGTAATTCATGTATCTCTTGTTTACAGAATAGCATAATCCGTTATTTCTAAGATAATGAAACATAGAGAAATTATAATTGCCACACATCATAGATAACACGATAAACAATACACATAATTTCTTGAAATCACAATTATCCAATATAAACGACACATATAACTGTCTTGGGTTCTTCTTGTATTTATAAATACCATATTTAGGATCAGATACAGCAAATTCCTTAAGCTTATTACGATAAAATGAGTTGATATCAATAGTATTTGACAATTCTGTCATATCTAATACATGTTTATCCACGAAATCATCGCATCCATATAAATGAAATACTATCTCTGATTTATTTAATATCGCATCTCGACATAATGTAAGGTCATCTTCCTTTATTTTACCGACAGATCTTTTAGTACCTAATATATTTACAAAACAACGCTTATCTATTCCAGATAATTCTATAAGTTTATTATCATTAATCCATGATTCATCATTATCAATCTCGGTTAGTATAACATTCCTCTCGCTTTCTATAAAATCACTGCTCATGTCTGGATTTACTATAGAATTATGAGCGAACTTAATACATTCATCAATATTGGCATCAGGTAATGCAAGTCCCTTGAATACAATTGATCTTTGATCGGTATACCCATTAAAATCAAAGAATAGCTTATCGCCAATGTTATCTTCACGTTTTATCGCTATATGCTCATAAAAATGAGGCAATCCTTTCCTTGACATTAATATAGATACAATATCAGGTATCTCAGCGCATACTGATCCAATAGGAATATTCATCCCGCTATCGTAATAAAAGCATCTACATCCTAGATCTTTTATCAGTCCTGTGTATATTCTCATATCTTGAGCGTATATAATGAATGAAAATCCTCCGGTCTGAACACCTGTATTGAGTCATCCGGATACATACCTATATAATAACCGTAAAAAGCCCGTAGAATGCCATTTTCTAGGCTTATATCCAAAGCCTTTACCTTGTTACCATCAACCATCACATCAAGTTCCTTGGTTCTTTGGGATATCTTGTCGAACCATTCAGGTACAGGATCAATACCGTACCTGAATGCGTTTACTGTTGATTTTATAGAGATATACGTACCCATGATCAGATAAGATTACAATCATCACGTTTAACAACCTTAAAATCTCCCTCTCTAAATAATAAAACTACGTCAGTTCTATTATACTTACACTTCTTGATATCCACCAAATGGTAAGAAGCCTCCCCTACGGCGGGGCGAACCGGTCTCAATACGGCTACGGCTATATCACCGCCAAGCTCAACCCCACCGGTTACACCTTGTAAGCACATGAATATATATCCCTCAAACTCATGTTTCTTGCCGATAAACTCGCTCATAGGAATACCTACGAATAGATAGGTCTTTACATCCTCTTTTTTTACCTCTATAGCGTTCTCAACACTAGAAGGTATTACGTCTACAAATTTTGCTCCGATAGCCATAACCTCAAATATTTAGTTTAGTTCTTAATTCTTGACACAATTCTTGATTGTCTCTCATAATACTTAACGTATTATCCACTCCATTGCCTACTCGGACCTCTCCGTACCAGTACCATGATCCTTTACGGGTAAAGATACCGGTTTCCTCACATAACTTCAAAAGTTCAAGCTCCTTGTCAAATCCTACGCCATAATACAATGCTGTCTCTGCTATCTGGAAAGGTATAGCTGTCTTGTTCTTCAATACCTTTATCCGAACCTCATGACCGATAGAAGAGCCATCTTCTCCTACAATGACCTTTTTCCTTGACATCTCCATACGGATAGAGGCATAGAATTTAAGAGCGTTACCACCGGTTGTTACCTTCGGATCACCATATATTACACCGATCTTCTCCCGATACTGGTTGATGAATACCAGAACACAATCGCTTTTGTTTACGATCCCGGTAAGAACTCTCATGGCTTTTGACATCAACCGGGCTTGTAATCCCATGTTGCTATCTTCCATATCACCCTCGATCTCCTTCTTCGGGACCAAGTTCGCCACGGAATCCACGACAATAAAGCCTACCTTGCCGGACTCCACCAGCTTGGCCGTGATATCGATAGCCAACTCCCCGTAGCTTGGCTGGGAAATAAGGAACCGGTTAACGTCCAATCCCATCTTCTTAGCGTATTCGATATCAAAAGCGTTCTCCACGTCTATTATAGCTACCAGCTTATCGGGATATTTTTTCTGGAACTCGATCATACTTAACGTACACATCATAGTCTTGCCACAAGACTCCATCCCGACCAGCTCATGAATCCGGCCTACCGCCCATCCGCCGCCGAGGGCCTTATCCACCACCAGCGAACCAGTGCTTTCCCTTGGTATGGATATTATAGGCTTATCGTCACCGAAGTTCATTATCGAGCCTTCTCCAAGCTCTTTATTTAAAGATGATACTAACTCATCTACGTCTGAAAAAAGTTCTTTCTTAGCCATTATAATCCGTATTGTTCGAAGTCAAATAAATCTTGTTGTTTCTTGATCATATCCTTCCCGATATCAGATATCTTTTCTGGGTTCAAAACACCCTCATTCTCATCTACCTTATCCATAAAGTCAGATATCTTATCGCTTAGCAGTACCATATCTTCCTTAGGAACTGATTTTAGATAAAGACCGTCTATAGACCTACATCTTGAAAGAGCGGTATATATCTGTCCTATCTCGAAGGCTCTGCTGATGTCTACAAATATATTATCTAAAGTCATTCCCTGGGATTTATGGACAGTTATGGCGTATCCTAACCTCAATGGATATTGTATTATATAGCCGCAAGAAATGCCTTCAAGGGAATCATCTACCTGCTTGTACTTCATCTTCTCCCACTTCTCTTTGGTTATCTCCACCTCAGTATCGTTGTCTAGATGAACATATATCGTCTCATCAACAGTATCTATGCTGGTTATGATACCCATCGAGCCATTGACATACCCGTTGCCGTTTCTGGTTATTATGACCTTAGCCCCTACCTTTACTATAAGCTCATCCTCGCAAGGCGCTACAGGCTTCTCCCCGAATACAGTGGCATCGAACTTAAATACCTTATTATTGATCTTATCAAGATTAGTCTTATTTATCTCATAAGCTTCTTTGTTAGTTGAGCATATAATTATAGTATTATCCATATTATCCGGATACTTGACCCTGCTATCCAATATCTGTCTTGACTCGTCGGTAATAACCCCACATCTTATATCCTCAAGTACGGAAAGAAGCTGAGGATCTTTTTGACGGAATACGTTCTCGAAGGTAATGACCGAGAATCCTGACGCTCTTAATGCCTTTGATGAGAAAAAGAACCGGCTCTCATAATATTTGTCGATAAAATCATCCGCCGTCACCACAGGAGGTAGTTGTGATAGATCTCCAAACATAATCAACCTAACGCCACCGAAAGGCTCCTTGCTACGCCTGCATTGTCTAAGTATGTCAGCCACCTCATCAAGCAAATCAGGTCTTACCATACTGATCTCGTCAATGACAATAGTATCAAGATTCTTGATCTTCTTCTTCATAAACGGACTTACATCCACCTTATTCGACAACATACCTCTCTCGATAGAAGGAATGTAAGGATCGTTCTTTATAGAGAAGAACGAATGAATGGTCTGTCCACCGGCATTCAACGCCGCTACTCCAGTCGGTGCTATGATAACGCACTTACCCAAGAACTTTACGATACGTCTCATGAACGTACTTTTACCACTACCGGCTCTACCGGTAATAAACAGATTTTCCCTAGTGGTGAAAATCTTTTTCAAGGCACGACCTTGCTCCACGTTTTGATCCACCGTCATAATATGACGAAGGAGGTCGTTTTCGTTTCTAAAATCCTCTTTTACCATATCTTTTTAAGTTTATGGTACAAAGATACGAATAGTTATAATTAACTAATTGAAATAAATGTAAATAATATATAAATATTAAATTTTA